GCTGCTTGGTTAGTGCCGTGCTGCGGTGAAGTCGGTATCTTCGCCAGGGGCCGGGAAGGGGAGGCTACTCGCTAGGTGATTCACGGCCTTATTGGTCCCCGGAAGGGACACCACACCGTTGTCCTTCAGGAACTCCCGGACCTCCTTGAGGTAGGCCGCTGAGGCAGTGACCCGAATGGCCGCACCTTCGCGGTCGGTGATGGTTACGCCGTCTTTGACAATATCGCCAAGGGCCTTCGCCAGGGTCCCGTGAAGGGTCTCCATGGCGTCGTTTGAGGCTTTACTCATTACTTCCTTTCAACGTACTTTTGGAGGAGGAGGGCAATGGCCGATGCACCCACCGAGGAGAGCGCACAGGCGGCCCCGATGAGGACCGGAAGGGGTAGGTCAGGGAGCGGGATCAGGAGGAGGCTGGAGGCCGCCCCAAGGGCTCCCGAGACCACCCCATGCCCGAACAGCTTGCGGAAGGTCAGGGGCTCATCGGATGCCAGCAACTTGCCCAGCCCCACGATGAGCCCCACCCCCGCCAGGGTGTAGAGGAACCCATCAGCCTGGGGATTGGAGGTCGTAGCCATTACGCCTCCCTCGGAGCGATGAGCCACTTGGCGAAGGCGGGGTTGTCCTGGAGGACCCCGATGATGCCCGTTGCCAGGGCCGAGACCGCCTGCTCCTCAATGTCCGGGTCCAAGCGGGTCTGCATGACCCCCAAGATGCCGTGAAGGGTCTCGTGAAAGACCGTATCGCATTCCTCTATAAGGGTCTGCCCGTCCTGGCTGAAGATGCGCTGCTCGCCGCCAAAGCACCGGCCCACAGCTTGGTTCATGAGGGGGGACGCTTCGGGGTACTCGATGCTAAAGGTTCGTCCAAAGATGCGGACGGAGGTGGGCCGGTTAGGGACCCCCTTCATTACTTGCTTTCGTTCATGGGGAGGTCCTGTTGGAAAGGAGTGGTGGGTTACTCAAATGTCCAGACCCAGCTCGGGGCCACGGAGTAGATGATGCTAAGCAGAGCGCCATAGGGGACCCGGAAGGAGCCCGAAGAGAGTCCGGTGAGCACCCCATCAACAGTAATTGAGGAGACGGTCCCGCCGCCGATTGAGACGGTTGCCGGTCTGGCAAACAGATTCTGATAGGTAGCGTTGCTCACGGGGAGGGCAGGGATTAGCGGGGTCACTGCGGCGGCGTTATTCCGCACAGAGCCCTTCGCGTTCCCAGTGTTATTCACGGTGAAGCCGTATCCAGAAATATCCACCCGCCCGTTGGCTGTTCCGAGTTCAATCACATCTCCCGAAGCAAAATTCACCCGGTAGATGTTGTATCCCGCCTGATCCAGGACCCCCATGGCTGTGTTCCCCTCAAGGGACCCAAACGCGAAGGTATTTGATGTCGATTGGTTCAACAGCCAGATGGCGGCCTCGTTGAAGCTGCAATGTCCGAAGGTGAAGAGGTTGCCCTGGAGTCCGTGCGGGGGGGCGGCTGTGTCCGTCGCCAGGATTCCGTACTTGTTTGACAGCATCGCTCCGATGTTAATTATGTTGTTGTAAATACCGTTGGCGGCCGAACAAATGAACCGTAGCCCCACCTGATCGCCCCCGCCAGCCCCAGCAAAGGCGCTGATAGAGGCCGCCTCGATAAGGGAGTCAGAGATGTTGCGGATAATCAGGCCAGTCCCGCCAATAGCTCCGCCGCCAATCCCCCCGAAGCGAAACTTGCCGAATGCAAACCCCCCACCGTCCGCCGTGGAGAAGTCCAGGATTGGGGAGAGTGCCGTGGTCTGGAAAAAAGTAGCGCCGCAGTCCATGTCAAACTCAGCGTTGTAGTAGGTTGATGCTCCAAAGATCGTTCTCAGGTTAATGGAGCTTCCGATGCGATACTGCCCCGCCTCCACAACCATCTTTGCACCCCCGAGGACCCCCGTAGCGGCCGCCCATGCGGTAAAGCAAGCCCGTAGGTGGGGGGCATCATCAGCAGTGCCGCCACCGGTGGCGCCAAACTTCCGCGCAGTCAGCAGCTTCGGCGTTGTTGATTTCCAACGAGCCCCGTCGGCGGCCACGATCACAGTGCCGCCGTTGTCCGGCGTGGTGGAGTCGGCGGGGTCGTAGTAAAACGCCTCAGCTCCTCCGCCCCCTGGCACGTAATAGCCCGAGGTGAGCGCATGGCTGTATTTTAAGCAGGACAGCAGGCGGAGTGCCGCAACGCTGCCAACAACAACGCGCCGCTGGTTGGCAGCGAGGATGGCCTCTTCCAGGGCACCCTCAACATCTTGGGAGAGGAACAGCCCCAGCGGGTCGGCCACCCCAACCAGCGCCGCGCCTTTACCAACGGTGCTACTGGAGAGGTCTTCCAGTATGGGGATGCCACCGGCCCCAACGATCAGCGAATCGGCATACGCCTTGGTGGCCGCATCGGAGGGGTTGATGGGGTCTGCGAGGTCTTTAAGGACCTTCCCGCGCCCGTCAATCTGGTCATCCACATCCACAAAGATGCGGGCATCCACAGAATCCGCTGTCTCCTGGGCAATGTGGAACATCTGGTCAGCGTTAAGGTCGAGGCTGGCCTCTTGGAGAATGCTGCCATCCTGAAAATCGACCAGACGGAGGGCTGAGGGGGTTGCCCGTTTGATGAACACAGCAGCGGCAGCAGACGGGGCTGGGGAGATGTTGATGACGGTGGCGGAGTTCCAGGTGAAGGAAACTTCCACGCCATCAACGTAGGCTTTTACATATGAAGCTGAGAGGTAGGGGAAGGGGACCGTAAATAACGAGGTCGCGCCGTCGCCTGGGTAAGTCACTTGTGAGAGTGCCATTTCCTTTTCGAGATGAACCTCCCCGCCAGGACGGCAGGGAGGGTGCTACTTAGAACGGAAGGACTGGCTTGCCTGTGAGGGCGTTGCCAACGTTCTGCCGGCTTTGCTTGACCTTGGCGGCCAGCTCCGGGTCTTCCTTGAGGAGCTTGCCCACGGCCGTCTTCTTGTGATGCTCGTAGTGGAGCTTGATGGACTTCTCCTTCGCATCCACATACTCGCTATCACTCGGGTCCTCCGGGAGGGCCTTGTAGCGGTCCGATTGAACCCAGCTCGCCAACTCAGCCTTGAAG